GCGAACGGGAACGGGATGAATTCAGGGAACCCGCAGCGACGCGCCAGCGGATCGGCGGCAACCCTGAGCCAAGCCGGCGGTACACCGCCGGAAGGTGCAGAGACTACCTGAGGGCTACAGCGCCCTTGATAACAGGCTCGAGCGTCCCGCACCCCACCCGCGCGTTGCAAAACGCCGGAGGGTGAAGAGATAGTCCGCGCCAGAGGGAAACCTTTGGACCACGCGAATCCCTTGGTTCCAGGTTCGAATCCTGGTGGGCCCACCACTTAAGCTTCTCAGCACATCGCGGCAGTTCTCCCGCATCTCACAAAGGTCGTAAATTTCCGGGGAAAACCGCCTACTTTTCCGCAGGACTTCTCACCTCCTCTCATCAAAGCTCACGTCAGCTGGTAGTATCTTTGGTGGTACAAATCTGCCGTCTCATACGTCGGCAGGCGAGATACCACCAAACGCACTGGAATGAGCGGTACAGGAGCGACAAATGACGGAGCTGACGGCGGTGGCCGCGAAGAATGCGAAGCCGCGCGACAAGATGTACCGGCTTGCTGCCGGTAAAGGCCTCTATCTACAGGTAATGCCGAACGGCGCAAAGTACTGGCGACTCAAATATCGGCATTTGAAGAAACAACCGAAGATGATCAGCCTCGGCGTTTTCCCCGAGGTGAGCTTGGCAGATGCACGCACTGAACGTGATCGCCTGCGCCAACTCATTGCATCGGGCATTGATCCAAGCACACAACGTCGGGTAGACCGCCTAGCACGCGAACTCGCGACTGAGAATAGTCTGGAAGCAGTTGCTCGCGCGTGGTTTTCTCAAAAGAGCAGCGATTGGGTGCCTAGCTACTCCAGAGGCGTAGTAAGCAGACTCGAAAACAATGTTTTTCCGTGGCTCGGCTCGATTCCGGTTAGCGAAGTCACCCCTTCGCAGATCCTGGCTGTCTTGCAACGCATTCATGAGCGCGGCGCAACTGAAACAGCGCACCGTACGCGTAACTATCTGAGCGAGATATTTCGCTTTGCCATTCGGCAAGAGCTGGCAGAGCGCGATCCAGCCGCGGATGTCGTAGGCGCCATTCCTCAGGCAGAAACAACTCACTTCCCTACCCTCACCGATCCAACTCAAATTGGCGAACTGCTGCGTGCCATAGATGGATATCGCGGCACCCACATCACACGCTATGCCCTCAAGCTTGCCCCGCTAGTGTTCACTCGCCCCGGGGAGATGCGTTATGCCGAATGGAGCGAGGTAGATCTGGCACGAGCCATCTGGACTGTGCCGGGCGTCAGACTAAAGATGCGCAAAGCCAAGAAAGCAAAAGCGGAGCCTCATATCGTCCCGTTGAGTCGCCAGGCAGTACAGCTCCTGAAAGAGCTTCATGCTTTGACCGGTGCTGGTCGATATCTATTTCCTGGAGAGCGCTCAGCGCTCCGGCCCATGTCAGAAAACACTGTTAACGGTGCTTTGCACGCGCTCGGATTCAAAGGACTGATCGTTACGCATGGCTTCCGCCACATGGCCAGTACCGCATTGAACGAGGCGGGATGGGATCAAGATGCAATCGAGCGGCAACTCGCACACAAGGATCGAAACCGCGTGCGCGGGATCTATAACAAAGCCCAGTACATAGCTGAGCGTAAAAAGATGATGCAAGCGTGGGCCGATTATTTGGACAAGCTACGCGCGGGCGAAGTACTAGTCCCCCGAGAACTTAAGGCCGCGTAATCGGGCGACCATTCGAGATGGTCGCCCGTTAACACGCTCTTACTCGCCGCTAAGCAATCGCAGCAACAGATCAGCGCGAGCCTTGAGGTCTGCGCTGATCACATCCAGAAGCTGATAGGTGGCATCAGGGTGTAACACGTTTCGCCGCATGCCTTCGGCGATGCCCGTGGAAGCCACGTCGAGCGCATCGATGCGCTGACGTAAGGCTTCCACGTGACGAATCAGCTCCGCGGCGGGCGTGATCAATTCCGTAAGATGGTGAGCCATCAAGATCATGGTGTTTTCCCTGTTTTGACTAATCTGTGGGACAGCTCGGCGGCGCGACACGCCGAGTTTGTTTCGCAAAAAAATGGCGCGCCAGAATATCAGTCAACGCACCACAGACAAGTCATTTCAGGCCACATTGGTCTTTTGCTGCACGATCACGTTTGCTTCGTACCGTAACGCATCAATCATGCACGTTCGATGCTGCGCGCTCTCGACGAAACACCCAGCACTTCACCGATGCACCGCGACCTTCCGCGATACGGATGCCGCTGTTGACCGTGCGATAGGCGACAAACTTGCGCGCACGACTCTCGGGGAGCAGTCGCTTCAACTCGCTGTGCGCCGGCACGCGCAACCCGAACTGCGTCGCGCGGCTCTGAAACTCCGGCAAGCTCACCGCAATCAAGTCATCGTCCCGGCTGTGATTGAGCTTCTCACCCTGGTCGGTGTCGTTGAGGTGATCGAACAGTTCCCAGAACTCCTGCACGACCGGATGATCGGCGTTGATGGCCTGTTGCCGGTCCACCGCCATCTGCGTTAGCAGATTGAACGCTGCGCGCTTCTGCTCGGCCGTGATCGGTACGACGTGTTCCAGCGCATCCACCAGCGCCATGATCTGCGCGTGGTTCTTGCAGATGCGCACGCTTTTGAGGTTGGGGTGCGCCTTGAGCATGGCTTCGTAGCCCGGTGCGAACTCCGCCATGGTGGCCAGAATCTTCGTTTCCCGCCGCACCGCCGCCAGAATGAACCCGCTCACCTGTTCGATCGGCCAGTTTTCCAGCGCTTTGCCCGAATGGCTGCCTTCGGCGCTGTGGCCGCTCTTATCGAACTTCAGATGCACAATGCGCTGTAGCACCGCGTCGCTGGCATCCACCACGGCGTTCTGGCTGATCACCACGCTGCCGCGGAACGGTGGTTCATAAGTTTCGTTGCCGGCGCTTTTGAGGCCGCGTGCGCGGCCGATGCGCCCGTTGTAGAGGGGCTTCAATTCATCCCAATCGAACTGCTTGGCATGCAGTTTGTCCGAGCCGTTGGAGCGATCCGCTTCGATCATGACCATGGGGAGGTTGCCCACTTGGCCAAACGTGCGCGTGCGGCCGGCGAGCGTGCTCTTGGTGGGGTCGATGCCTTCGTGCTCCGGACGTCCGAGCAGCTTCCACAGGAATTCCAGCAGCGTGGTCTTGCCGGCGCCGGCTTCGCCGATGACTTCCAGGAAGGGATAGCTCTTGTCGCGCGCGCGGATCTGTTCGGCGAACAGGCTGCCTAGCCAAAAGGCCAGCGTCACCAGGCCTTTCACACCGAAGGCGGTCCACAGGTGTGTGAACCACGCATCGGTGTACTCGGCGCGGCTGGTGTTGATCTCCAGCTTCATCGACTGCAGCAAGCTCTTGATGTTGAGCTTGCCGATTTCGAAGTAGTCCTCGCTGTTGAGCTCGTACAGTGCACCGTCCTTCACCGCGACATCGCCCAGCACGTAAGTACTGTGTTCCTTGCTGTAGCCGATGAAGTCGATGGTCTCGACTGTCTTGATGCCGGCGAGCTGCTCCTCCATCAGGCGCATCAACTGCTGCGTGTTGCCGGTGAATAGGCCGCCGGGGCAGATGCTGGCCAGCCGTTTGCCAAACTCGGCCGCCGCCATGATCTGGCCGCCGGTAAAGGTGTTCTTGACGGCCGGACGGTCGTCGGGCTGGTTCACGCGGAAGTAGTACCAGCTTTCGTCCGTGATGTCGTTGCGCTGGTAATACAGCGCACGCGGGTAACAGGTGCTGATCGGCATGACCGCGTTGCACTCCTGCAAAGCCGCGTCCTTGATCTCGTCCTCGCTGAGGCCGTTGTCCTTGTCCTCGAGCGTCTCACGCGCCTTGGCGTATTTGCCGAGGTCCAGCTTGAACCACCATAGGCGATTCCCGAACTCGAACGGGAACTCGGCCTTGTTCGCGCGGTTGTAGACGAGCAGCGCCTTTTCGCTCGGCGTGCGCGCGATCAGCAGCGCACCTTCGTGCAGGTAGTCCTTGAGATGCTCCGGATTCAGCCGGTCGCGCTGGTGCAGGTCGTTCCAGTCGATTTTGCCACGGCCGTTCTGCTTGATCTGTGCCGCCTTGCAGTCCCAGCCTTGTTGACGGGCCTGCTTCGCCCATTTGCGGATATAGCGCTGGCCCGCGCCATCGTTGTCGACGCCATCCGTGTCGAGCGCCCATACCAGCGTGGGACGATGTCCGGCGCGCAGCGTCGCCAGTTGCTCCAGCGCGCGATGCGGGTAGTTGTTGCAGGAGAGCGCCGCCACCGCGGGAAGGCCGTGCAGCCACAGCGCAATGGCATCGAAGATACCCTCAACGATCCACACCTCGTCGACCACTGAGAGATCCAGCTTCGGCGGTGCCCACCAATGACCGGCATGCTGGCTGCCATAATTGAAGCGTGCCTTCTTCTTGCCAAACCGCTGCGGGCGGTCGATCAAGCGTTCCCAGTAACCACCACCGGGCAGCGCAAACCGGACCGTCGCCGTGCTGGCGTCCAGCTCGCGATCGACATAGCTTTCCTGCGTATAGCAGCCGCGCAAGCGCGCGATATCAAAGCCACGCGCGTGGGTGAGGTAGGCATCGGCCGCGGCATGCGGGTGCGTCGCGGTGACCTGGAAGCGCTCCGACCAACTCTCAAAGAGGTCGGCGTACAGATCCTTGACGTGCCCTTCCCAGCCGCATTTGTTCTCGCGGCCGCACCGCACCACCCATGGATGCTCCGCATTGGCGTAGAGCTCCTTCTTGCCGCAGTGGGGGCAGCGGCCTTCCTGCAGCCATTTGCCCTCCTTGTCCTTGAACGCATAGTCCCGGAGCAAACGCTGGGTGATGTCCTGGTGCAGCGTTGTGTTCATACGCCCTCGCCGCGTGCTGCGATCCAGGCGTTGATGGCACTCTCGCGCCATCCCACCGCTTTGCTGCCCAGTTGGACGGCGCGCGGGAAATCACCGCTCGCCATCTGCCGATAGATCGTGGCGGTCGACAGACCGCACCGCTCCCGCACCCGCGGCAGGCGCAGGATGCGATCGTGCGGCGCCGGTGTGGCCAGCGCGGGCTGCTCGGCGGTCCCGCTCACGGTTCGGCTCCCGCTGACGGAGGCGCGTCCTGTTGTGCCTGGACAGCGCGGTAGTGGTGCGCCGCCGCGATCAGCGCACTGCCGACGGCGATGGCCTGGTCGAGGGACAGGTAGATGCCGGCGGGGCCGGCATGCAGCGCCACGGGATGCCGTGTGTCCGTGAACGCGCTGGTGGTGATGTCGAGTTGGCCATCGGTCAGTGCGACGGTCGTGTGGCTGGACAACGCGGGAACGAGTTGATTGCGCATGCTCGCCCTCAATGCGTCGTCGCCACGGTTTCGTGCCGCGCGGCATGCTCGCGGGCGAGACGAATCAGATCGGCCGCGGTAAAGGCCATGCGGGCGCGCGTCACCGGGTCCACGACGAACACGGCAAAGCTCGTGCTGTGGGTGAGGTCGATGTGCGCTTTGGTGGCGCGCGTATCGACCTCGCCCAGCGCCTGCAGCGCAATGATGTGCACGCGTTCGACGGTGACGCCCTGCTCTTGGAGGTGCTGGGCGCAGCGCCCGATCAGGTAGTGGCGATCGTGCGCCAGGTGCTCGGCCTGGTGGGCGAGCAGGTAGCCGATGGCCACCTCGTGCAGTTTGGTCTGCGACATGGTGAAGTCTCTCCAGGTTGTGGGGGGAAGGCGTTAGCCGGCCGACGCCGGCTCCGTGCGGCTGGCCGCACGCGAGGCGGCCAGCGGAATGCAGATGGCGGGGTTCGGGATGTCGCTGGGGCACAGCGTGCGGATGGCTTCGAGCCCGGCCACCCAGATGTGCCCGCAGGCATCGTTCTGGCACTCGAAGCGGACCTCGCGGTACGTCGGCGTCAGCAGGTCGCTGCTGCGCGCGCGGGCGAAGCTCAGGCAATGCGGGCACTTCACCCTGAAGCGGCTCTCGCGCCTTGCGGATTCTGAACGGGGCGGGTGACGGGTCATGCGTGATTCACTCCCCGCACCGTATTCATGCACCCCGCAGGGGTCGGCACAGCCGCTGCACGCTCGTAGCTTTCCAGGCCGCGCAGGTACATCTGGCGGGCAAAGGCGGCGCTGGAGCAGTCATTCCGGCGAACATGGGCATCGTGACGGGCGCGCTCGGGGGCGAGCAGGCGCAGGGCGATGGCCTTCTTGGTGACCCCTCGCGGGGCATAGCGAACGGGTGATAGGCGCGGGCTCGGCATGGGGTACGATGGCCTCAATGTGTCACACAATTCGCAGAATACACGCAAATTGCGTGATTGCAATACGCGATCCGCAGGATTCACGCAAAATGAAGGGAGAGGCAGGTGGCCGAAGTTGAAGCAGCACCGATCATTGACCGGATGCAGGAAGTGATCGGCGTACGCACCGATATCGCGCTAGGGCAACATTTTGGCTACGGCACTAGCACCGTCAGCGGCTGGCGCAACCGCAACAAGGTGCCCTACGAGGAATGCATGATCCTTGCAAAGCACAAGGGCGTGAGCCTGGACTGGCTGCTGCTTGGGGTTGGCCCCATGCATGGCGACGCAGCCGCCGCGCCGCTTATCGAAGGCAGTGGTGACCCGCGCATGCAGCGGATGGCCGGCTTCCTGTCCCACTGGAACGCCACGCACAACGAAGACGAAAAAGCTTGGTTGGAAATGCAGCTTGCTCGCTCGATACCCGAATATGCGGAGTGGGTGGCCACACGAGGAAAGTCCTAACTCGCTTGCAGCAGGGGTCGGTCTCTCTATCGGTGAGACTCGATAGTGATCAAATGTGTCGCAGTGGATCAGGGAGCGTAACCATGGCTACTGCCAAAGAGGTAGCGCAATACATCATCAAGTCTTTCCGCGAACGCGGCGATTCCGTCACCAATCTCAAACTCCAAAAACTTTTGTATTACGTGCAGGGATGGCACCTAGGCTTGTTTGGAAAAGAAGCTTTCACGGGTGACTTCAAAGCTTGGGTTCATGGACCCGTCAATCTAGATGTGTACCACGCCTATAAGCACAACAGGTGGAATCCAATCACGGATGCCATCGACGATGTCCAATTGCCAGATAAATTAGAAAAGCACATTGATGATGTGCTCGAAGTTTACGGTGACGATTCGGCTTGGTCGCTAGAGCGACGCACGCATCGTGAAACACCTTGGATCACTGCTCGCGGCGGCCTTCCCCTAGACGCCGAATGCAACGCCGTGATTACACAGCAGTCGATGAAGGAGTTCTTTGAGCAGGAAGCTAAAGATGAGGAAGATCAAGAAAACTGAGCTCCCTGCACCTCAGGGAAGCATCCATAAGAGAAATGGTTTGCCAGACGACCTGGTCAGATTTTCGTTTAGGCATTTCCAAGCAAACGGCAAATTTTGTCTGCCAGATCAATCGCTGTTGCCGCTATACATTCAAACGCTGTTAGATAGATTGCGCAGCGTGTCTGATATGACGATTAGTGAATTCCGAACAAGCGGCAACAAATCACTGAGGTCTCATTCGCATGATTGGGCGGAGACTACTGAGCCAAATGGATATGCTCATTTAAGTCAGCAGCTGCAGAGTTGTCAGCCATGGCAATTCAGCCTTTCTGCCAACGAACATGGGCGTATTCATGGCATTTTGATCGACAGCGTCTTTTACGTGGTCTGGCTAGATCCTTGCCATGCCCTTTATCCGAAGAAATAGCATCGTTTGAGTATAGCTCGCGGACCTATAAAGTTCGCTCAAAAGGCAGTTGTTATGTCCATGTAACTCGTAGGGGGGCGGTGTATGGAATGGCATGAAGCAATTGCCGAGATAAAGCCTCACATCTTCCACATCTCTACCCCGCAGGGAAGTGGCACCGGCTGGCTCGTATCGCTAAGCAAATCATCTGATCTCTGTGCAATCGCAACGGCCGCTCACGTTGTTGACTATGCCCATTTTTGGGAGCTGCCAATCCGTGTTACACACGCTGCCACGGGGAAGTCAGTATTGGTGCGTGAAGCAGACCGCGCCCTCTTTTTGAATAACGATATCGATTCAGCTGCGCTGGTAATTCACCGTGAAGGCCTTACGGTGCCCGATAGTACAATCGATCTGATGTCTGACGGATTCGTCATAAAGCCCGGAGTCGAAGTTGGTTGGATGGGTTATCCGGCCTTCCACCAGACTGAGCCATGCTTTTTTTCGGGACGAATTAGTTTGTATGACGAACAGCGCAAGCGCTATCTCGTGGATGGGGTTGCCATCAATGGTGTAAGCGGCGGACCAACATTCCGCATTGGATACAAGAAAGTCGAGATGATCGGTATCGTCTCGGCATATTGGGCAAACCGATCTACGGGAGAGCTCCTTCCAGGGTTGGCCGTGATTCAAGACGTATCACAGTACTACGACGTCACTAGGCGTTTTAAATCAATGGATGAGGTGAAGGCAGTCGAAACGCCGGCTTCCGATACTAAAGAAGCTACCAAGGGCAGTGAGCCGTCGGCTTCACCGTGACATTGCAGGGCCTTGAAGAGCGCAATGAATAAACCGAGACAAGAAGGCTTGGCCGTCATCCAACACTATGTGCCAAAATTTTTATTGCGCGAATTTTCCACTGGCAAAAAAGATCAAATATTTGTTTACGACAAACACACTCAAAAAGAATATCCAACAAACGTAAAAAACATTGCTGCTGAGCGCGACTTCTACAACTACGAAGTAGACGGCGTGGAGCATACGTTGGAACCGAAGCTTGCTGCTCTTGAATCAAAGGCGAAGCATGTTATTCAGCAGTTGCTGAGGAGCCAAAATATAAACGTACTAACACCGCTAGATCGCACAATCTTATCGATGTTCATGGCGGTGCAGTTCATTCGCACGCGGGCCGCAAGGGAATTCATGCGATCGGCTGTAGACGGTATATATGAGGCGATCAAATCTAAGGGGCGAGGAGATCCTGATTGGTTAAAGGCGGTTGACACATTTGTAGGCGACAATCTCACCGAAGCAAGAAGACGCCAATTCGAGGTGGAACAGGTTGAATCGGCGCCGCAAAGCTTTGCGCACCACGTTTTAGCGAAGCAATGGCTTCTGTGTAAATCGGATTCGCGACATGATTTCATCCTCGGGGATCACCCTATAGGGCTCCAAAACACCGAGAGTCATAATCGGCCGGGAAGCCTTGGTTTAGCATCGCAAGGAATTGAAATATTTATGCCCTTGTCGCCAAGGTTTTGCTTGATGCTTATCTGCCCCACCGTCATGGCTAGGCTGAAGGTACTATCCGGCAGGGGGAAGGGTGCTCTTTATGATGAGCTCAAATTAGCGAGCGATGTTTATAGATGCGCGATTATGGGAGAGACTTTGGATTTCGTTACAGAAAATGTGATCAATGCCAACTCGCTTCAAATTATGTTCTCGGAGCGATACGTATTTGCTCGATCTTCTAACTTCGAGCTCGCTCGTGAAATGTTGCGTGATGATCCGGAGTTTCGCAACGGACGGCGCATAGCGGTTGAGTAAGGCTTTAATCAAATAGTTTCTATGCGGAGATATTCGCTTCGCACAGCACTCAGATATCGCGTTAAGCCGTACCAGCATATAGGCTGGCACAATAGAAGGCAGTGCTGCCATATCTGTCGGAAGTGCTAGCTAACACGGTGCTCTAGCTCAAGCTGCGTTACTAGTCCATGCTGACTCAGCGAATGCTCTGCGCGCACGGTGATCCAATCGGTCGCATCGATTCCTGGCTTGAACCCTCGCACCTGCACATGCATTTCGGGATAGAGGTCAGGTCTTCCATGCGCAAGCATGCACTCGAAGGTCACAATACCGCGAAGCAGTCGATGGTATTCACTACGTGCGGCTCGCAGTGCATTGCTCTTGCTGGCATAGATGGTGCGCAGCGTTTTTACGTCATTCCCGTCATCGTTGCCTACCAGGACCGCTTCGGTTTTTCCCGTGTGCATATCGTCATACAGCGCACGAATACCCCCATACGCATCACGATCCGCCGCGTGGTACCGATGCTGATCCCCGTCCGAACGCACCAACTTCACGCTGGGTAGCGGTTTGCCCGTCGCTGTCGTGCCTTGACCAATGGGGCAAAAGATCAGCGTTCCCGCCTTGATGGTGGCTACCGCGTCGTAGTGCTTGCCCAGGCGCGTTAGGAAATTGATGTCGCTTTCGTTGGTCTGCTCAACGTGATCCACCGGTGCATCGGCAAGACTTGCGTGGCAACGCGGCGTGAGCCTGTTGCGTCCTGCCAGCTGATTGATGATGGCACCTACCGTCGTATCGGTATAGCTCTGCTCTCGCTGCTGCCGAGGATCGCCGCGCAAATGCGCGCTGCGACCGCGAAGGATGAGCTGGTCGGGTGCGCCGACATGCTCCAGCTCATCGATCGCAAACGTTCCCATGTCGGTGAGGCCAGCGTCGTCCCAGCCCAGCCATACCTGCAGCGTGGCCGTGCGAGGCGGCAGCGCGAGCTTGCCATCGTGATCGCTCAACTCGATATCAAGCTGGTCTGCAGTGTCCTGCCGGCACGCGCTGACTTTGAGTGAGATCAGCCGCGGCGCGATGGCCGAGGTGAGGTCGCGCCCATCGAGCGTGACCTTCCAACGCGGCTTCGGGTTGCTGCCGCTCACGCGTAGCCTCGCATGCTGTTGCCGTTGTTCACGGTGCCGGTGAGGTTCTCGTTCCCCGGCGGTGCGCTCTGCACGCGCCCGTCGTCGGTACGCACCAGCGAGATCGTAAATTCCGTCCGACGCGGAATGCCGTCCTGCGTGAAATGCGTGGCACCTTCCTGCAAGTGATCGATCACCCAGGCACCCAACACATGGCCCGTGCCATCCACCAGCGCATACGCATCACCGGCATCGGCCATGGTGCGCAGCGTGGACAGGCTCACGCGCTTGCCGGCGATCTCCGGCACCAGCACGCCGCTCAACGTGATGGTGTCCTCGCCCGGTCCGATGTATTGCCGTGCTTCGCGCGCGCCGACGCGGCTGTTGCCCGGATGCCGCCAGGCGGTCGAGCGGCGCAGCTCGTGGTACGCCAGATCCGGCAGTTGAAATACGAATTGTCCCAGTGCCATCAGCATGCGCTACTCCGAATCGCTCAATCGCGAACGGGCCGCCGCGGCCTTGGCGCGCTCGCGGCGATCCAGCTCCGCGGACACGGCACGCGCCGTCGCGCGCGCATCGTCGCCGGGCGCCGCGTGCACGGTCACCGCGTAGGTGTTGGTGATGCTGCTGCCTGCGTTACCGGCCTTGAGCGGCGGACGGCTGTCGAAGGGGAGCGGTGATGGCGGCATCCGCCCATCGTTCCATTCCCACGTGCGCGGTTCGCGACCTGCCGTGGCGTCACCCTGGCCCAGCGCGGCCTTGAGCGCACGCCATTTGTCGAGCAACCCGTCAATCTTCTCGCTGATCCAGCGAAACGCCGTGGCGAAGGGTTGCTTGATCACCTCGGTGAGACCGCTCCAGTTCACCGTGATCCACCCGATGCACTCGCCGATCTTGGTGCCCAGCCAGATGAAGGCCTGCACCACTGACGTCACCGCAGTGACCACGCCGGCCAACACCGTGCCGAGCACACGGCCGAAGGTCGCGCCCTGCGTCGCGGCGCTAGTCAATTGCTCCGACGTCGCCTGAAAGGGTTCGAACAAGGCGGTGAGCCAGTGCCACACAACGCCCAGCGCGCCGGCGATCGCGTCCCACGCGGGGGCTAGGGGCGCCAGTGCAATGCCGAGCGTGGACAACGCGGGCAGCAACGCATCGCGCAGCCCCTGGCCGACGCCCACGACGAACGCCTTGATCGGCTGCCAATACTTCCAGACGACAATGCCTAGCGCGGCCACGGCAGCAACCAAGGCCAGCACTGGCCAGCTCACGCCCGTGATCGCGAGCATGGCCGCCCGCGCGCCGGTAGCCATCACCGGAAAGACGTTGCGCGCGAGTCCGCCCAGGCGGGTCATCAGGCCCACACCTGCAGCGTCACCGCCAGCGGCGGCTGCGCCGCGCGCCATCGCACCCATCCGAAGGCGCCCGATGGCAAAGCGCAGCAGCGCGAACTGGCCGATCACACCGCCCAGCACCACCATCAGGCCGCCAGCGCTGACCATCAGCACGCCCAGGCCACCGGCCACCAGCGCCAGACCCTTGGCCAGGACGGGATGCTGCTGCGCTCCCTCCGTCAGCGTCTTCAACACCACGACCAGCTTGCGCAATCCCGCCACATACAGCGGCAGCACCTGGCGGCCAAGCGTGAGGTAGAGGTTGCGCTTCTCCGCTTCGAGATCCGCTTCCTGTCCGGCCGCGGTCTCCCCGGTCATGCGGTACGTATCATCCAGGCTGGCGAACTTGCCCGCGGCAGCAAGCTGCTTCTGGATGTTCGCGCGCTGCATGAACATGCCAGCAAAGAGGTCGCCACCCTTGCGCGCACTGAAGAGCGCATTGAGTTTGCTCACCACCTGGTCATCCGTGAGTTTCCCGGTCGGGTTAATGCGCGGGATGACCTCCGTCATCATGTAGTCGAAGGGGTTGCTCTCGTACAGCGCCTGGTTCTTGAGTGCGCCCGGCAACATCTTGGTGATGTGTCCGTTCTTGCCGTATTTCACCGCGTCCTTATTGATCAACCCCAATTGCGCGAGCGCTTCGGCAGTCTGCTGCGTGCTGCGCCCGGCTGCCCAGTTCTGGTAGGCCGACGCAAAGCCAGTACCGGCGCGCATGCCACCCATTTCCTGGATGGTATGCATGGCGCCGAAGAACAGCGCCTTCTCGTCCATCAGTTTGGCGGCTACGCCGCCGACCTTCATGGTTTCCAGGTAATCGGACGGTTTGACCAGGCCGCCGGAGCCCACGTACGCGCGACTCATCATGTCCAGCAGGTGCTGGAAGTCTTCGGGCGTCTTGGTCGCGTTGCGCAGCTCGCCGGTACGGATGGCATCGATCAGTTGGTTGACCGTCTCCTGCCCGTGACCATTGCCCTCGCCGTGCTCGGCCATCAGTGCGTCGAAGGTGTACTTGGCCTTCAGCAACGCGGGCGCGACCTGCACGGCCTCGTGCATGTCGCGGAAGATGGAGTTCGCATCCTTCACGATTTCCAGCTTGTCGTTGATGGCGCTGCCGCGGGTGGTGTCGCTGCGCACGAAGCGTTCCGCCTGTGCGATATCGGCCTCGCTCACGCCCTGCGCGCGTAACTGGGCCAGGTGCGTCTGGTAGACCTTCGCTTCATGCAGCGCGGGTTGGACCTGCGCGATCAGATGTTGGCCCGTTTGCAGCGTGGCGTAGCCGGCGATCGAGAGGTTCGCACCGGTCGCCTGGCCGCGCGCCAGACGCTCGCGCAGTGCCACCAATTGCTGCGCCTGCACGCCTTGGGCGCGCAGCGCGGCCGTCTGCTGCTCCATCGTACGCGTGGCGACGGCCGCTTGGGTGCGCAACCGCGCTTCAGTGGCGCCGAGGTTGCGGGTGTCGACGCCGGCGGCAGCAAGGCCCTCACGCAGTTGCTGCAGCTTACGGAGCTGCTCGGCCTGCTGCGCCTTGAGATCGCGTGCCTCGGTGGTCAGGCGCTTGAACTGGCGGGACAGCGCCGCGGCAGGCTTGTCGCTCTCGCGCATCGCGCGCGCCATGGTGTGAATGCGCGCCTGCAGATCCTTCATCCGCGCGGCGGTGTCCCGCGTGCCTTGCTTGAGCGCACGAAACTCGCCGGCTTGCTTCTGCACGGCATCCAACTGGCGCAATGTATCGCGCGTTTTCTTGAGTTGCTCGGCCGCGGCCTTGCTGGCTTCCTGCACCTTTTTGAGCGGCCCCGTGGCCTTATCCAGGGTCTGCAGCAGCACCGACAGCTTGAGATCCACGCATCACTCCGTACCGTTGCGTTGCCGGGCGCGCTCGCGCCAGGCCATCAGTTCATCCAGCTCGAAATCGGCCATCGCGGCGGGTGGCCAGTGGAACACCACCGCGATGTCCGCCATCACGTCCTCTACGCAGTAAGGAACGCCGCTTTCTGCGAAGGCAGCAAAAAACCGACGATCTCCGCACCGAGCTTCATGAGATCGCTGGGATCAAGGCTTTCCACATCCGCGCCGGTGAGCGTCGGTAGCGAGACGCGCGGCAGTACCTTGATGAGGGCCGCTACATCCAGCTGCGCGAGGTCGGACAGGTTGACGCCGCGCAGCTCGCCGGATTTGGGGCGGCGTAGCTCCACGGACGCGATGGTCTGCGCGCCGCGTACAAGCGGCGTGTCCAGCGTGACGGTGACCAGGCCGGCCGATGCGGTGGTGGGAAGGTCGTGGGTGAGGGTCATGATGCACTCCAGGCAAAACGTGAGAAACGCCCGCCGAACGCGGCGGGCAAAGAAGGAAGTCGCAGAGCAGCTCAAACGCCGAGCGCGCGGCGCTGCTCGGCGAGGCGGTCGACACCACCCACGTTGAACACGAAGTTGAGCGGATCGATCTCGATCAACACCTCGCCGTTCACGGCGAGCTTGTAGTAGGCGCAGCTCGTCGTGAACTTGTGCTGGGTGTTGTCGGCCGGTTTGGCGGTGCCGAAGTCGATTTCCTTGTGACGGCCACGCACCACGACTTCGACCGCATCCGTGGCGCCGGTGTCGTCACGCTGGTACGCGCCGGCAAAGCGCAGCAGGCAGCCGACGGCGCTGGTCACGCCGAACTGCTTGAGCGCATCCAACAAGAGGCCGCCGGCCGTCCACTCGAGCGTGATCGGCTCGCCGCCGAGATCGGCCTCGACGCCGGTGTCCATGCCACCACCGCGCCACTCTTCCATCTTGCGGCTGAGTTTGGGCAGCGTGATCTCGGCGATCTGGCCGAGGTAGTTGTTGCCGGTGTTGAACAGGTTGAAATTCTTGAGCTTGCGCGGCAGGGCCATGCGGGCATTCCTTCAAAGGGCAAAGATCAGGCGTTGATCGACGCGGCAAAATCGACGAGATAGCGATCGGTGATGCGCTGGCGCAGCTGCAGGTCTTCCAGCGGTGGCACCGGCGTGTAGTCGTAGTCGATGAAGAGATCGCCCCCGGCGAGCGATGCCACGGCGTTGGCGGACTCGTCGTACCAGGCGCTGGCGCCGATCACGTAGCCGCCGGTCTTCATCTGGCGGAATTTCGCGTTGATGCCTTCGAGGATGTCCTTCACCAGGCTCGGGTACATCGACTTGTCGACGGCCCACAGATGGTCATCGGCAATGGTGTCGGCGAGCACCTGCGCCGTGCGCGTCGCGCTCTCGAACACAAACTTGGGCTCATCCGAACAGGTGCGGTTGCCCCAGAAGCGGAAGCCCTGCGCATTGACCAGCGTGGTGATGCCGGCTTGATTGAGCAGGCCCGCATCGGTGGCCGGGTCCTGCAGATCCCAGCTCACGTCGATACTGATGCCGGTCACGCCATTCACGGCCACGTTGGAGAGGGTCTTCTGCCAGCCCTGGCTTTCATCGATGGCGGCGCGCAGGCCCAGCGCATAAGCGGCGGACGGCACCTCGGCCGTGGCGTTGGTCGTCGTATCCCAGGCCGTGAAGTTCGGCCAGACCAGCATCACTTCGCGCTGGCTGAAGTTCGCGCGGTAGGCGATGACCTCTTCCACCTTCTTGGCATCCGGCACGTTGAGGTAGGCCATGCCGCGCAGCTTCTTGGCAATCGTCGCGAGCGCCAGGCCGACCGGCTGCGAGTCGAGGCCCGGCGCACCGAGGATGCGCGGTTTCACACCCAGGCGTGCTTGCGCGGCCAGTAACGCCTGCGCGCCGGTGAGCCGACCGTTGGCGTCCGTGGTGCCGATCACATTGCTGGTGGTCTCGGCCGCATCCTTGCCCTGCGCCACGCGCACGACCACCAGCACGGGCTTGGTTTGCGCGTCGATGGCGTTGAGCGCGGCCACCAGGGTGCCCTTGCCAGGACTACCGGCCTTGCCGATGGCCGCCTTGAGGTCGGTGATCAGCGTCGGCGTATCGAGCGGAAACGTGGTCGGATCGGCGTCGTCGCTGATCGCCACCAGGCCGATGACGGCGGTGGACACTGTGGTGAGGGTACGTGCGCCATCGGTGACTTCGATAACGCGGACGCCGTGGTGATAAGCCTGGGCCATGAAGGTTCCTCGTGGTGGGCGCTGTCAGGACGCAGCGCTGAGTTGCAGGGGGACGGTGAGGGAAACAGGAGTGGTAACCGGCGTGTCGGTGCGCGTGCCTTCCAGGGTCAGCACGACCTGGCCGGGTGCGTCGCCGAGCGCCATCGCCACGCGCGACAGCTGCACGCGCGGTTCCCAGCGCATCAACGCCGTGGCTGTAGCGGCGTAGAGGCGTAAGCGCGTGGCGGCGTGGAAGGGTTGATCGATCAGGTACGGCAGCAGCGAGCCGTAGTCACGCCGCATCAGCCGCGTGCCGTATGGCGTTTCGAGGATGTCACTGATGGACTGCTGCAGGTGAGCCAGCCCGTCGAGGGCTTTGCCGGTGGTGGCGTCGAGTCCACGCATGGTTACGTCGGCTCGCCGGAAAGGTACGCACCCGGTTGCACACCTTGCGTCAGATGATGCTGCAAGCTGATCGTGCCGGCGACCACGTCTTCCGCGGCCGTAATGCCGGCATCGACGGAGACATTGTCGGTGACGTGCAAGGCGCCGGTGATGCGTGTGTCACCTGTGATCTCCACGCCAGCCGGCGCGACTAGGACGATCTTGCCGCCGGGCGGCAGCGCGACATGGAATTCGTGCTTCGCGGGTGCGTAGCTGATCAGCGCGCCGTCGGGGTATTGCGTGATGTGCGTGGCATCGCCATCGACGGGCGCTAGCGCGTCATCACCGTACAAAGCTGGAAGCACGGTGCCGCGTGCGGTATCGCCGCCGGGGCTTAGCAGAATGACCTGTTCTCCGATGCTGGGTGCCCACCAGGTGCGTGCATCACCCGCGCGGTAGGTCAGCCAGCGCAGCGGCTTGGTGACGAGCTCGCCGCTACGCACCGTGCAGCGACGTGCGGCGTGATCGACGGAAGCGACCACGCCGTAGCGCAGGAGATTTTGCAGTAGGCGGGAGAGTTCGACGCGCGGGTCCATGCCGGCATGCTGCAGGCGACGCCGATACACTAGCGAGCAGGTGGCAATGTACGGTAGTGCTGGTACAGCCGTTGAACTACGAATCCTGGAAATCGGTCATGGCGGACATCAAGGCAATGCTAGGCACTGCAAACGAAATCAAATTTTCATTTGATCAGGTGCTTTTGCGAGCAAACGTCCGGGATAGCGGTGAGGCCAGAGTCGCTGCATCTTTCTGCCTTACCATCTGCGAACAATTTGCTGCGGTCCTGTGCTTAGTTGAAGGAGAGCTGTCGACGCACGCGCCTGTCATGATTCGAGTCATGTTAGAAGGGCTGGCCGATCTGATTAATCTAACGAATGAACCGGGTTACCTAGATCAAATACGGTTTGAGAACGCCCGTAGCGATGTGGTGCTGTTCGAGCAATACGCATCTGATCCAGATATGCAAGACGACAAAGAGGCGCTAGAAACATTGGCGAAATGGCGCTCTATTGCGATTCCCATTCGTGACGAGTTGAAAGCCAAGGGTCTTCAAAGGCGAGACATCAAGTGGAAGTTCGACAAAGCTGGGATATCACAGGACTACGTGGCGTACAGGGTATTTTGCTCCTACTCGCACAATCAGCTAACCACGCTTCTCTCGCGTCATCGTGGTAAATACGAACTTCGCTATCATCACGAGCCGCCTCTTGAAATGACTGCTCGCACGTTATCAATAGCTGCCAGCATCCTATGCCGGACCATCAATGAACTCCCCAAGTTCACAGATATTTCGAAAGAAGAAGCAGTGCAGGTCACGAACGAAGCAGATAAAAAATGGGCTCGCTACTTGAGTTGAGGGGGCGGCAGGAACAGACGATGTCCATTTCGAATTGGCAGCCGCTGAGGTCTAACCATCACCGCCCTCTTGAGCGCCGGACTACAGTGGTATAGCAGTCGCTGGAGGTGAGGCTAAGTAGTTGGCGGGTGGTGTGATGCCGCGCTCTGTAATTTCATGAATCATGCCGTCCTCGGTCCAGTAACGAAAGCCCCGGTAATCGGGCACGGCATCCCAGGCTTGCGTCCCTTCATTCCATAGCGCGCATACGTGCTCGCCCATTGGAGGTTGGAGCGTGGTTAAGGTGTCAGGCAACGCCACGCCTGGTTGCAGTGATGCCGCGCGCTGAGCGGTTGCCTTGATCCATAGCGTGCAGCGGCTGTAGTCCGGCGCCACCGACCACGCTTGCGCCGCATCATCCCATACCGAACATCGGCACTCGTCGAGCGCATACCCCGGCGGTGCGAGATGCGTGACACTTGTAGAGGGTACTTCTCCGAGAGCAAGCGTGTTCGGCAGCGGCTGTGCTGTCGTCGTGTCCCACAGCATGATGTAGCGGTAATCATCCACGACATCCCAGCCTGTGCCGTCCTGCACGAGGCGGCGCGTTTTATGTGGTCCTGGATCGGACCCTGGATCGACAAAGGTGGCATTACTCGGCAACGGGTAGGTTTCTTCAAGTGGTGACAGGTACGCCTCCAGTTCGCCCAGATATTCGCGCGTGCGGGGGCAGAAAACGAAGGCACGCTTCGTCGGCGGAAGATTGTTCGTGTCAGTCATTGAGAAGTGCTCGTCAATAAGCAATGCAATGGAGCATGTAGGTACCCGCAGGCAGGTTGTCGGTGCCGCCCGCAGCCGCCACGGTTAGCGTATGCGTGTGGCCACCCGCGCCGCCGACACTGGCCGTGTGGTTGTGATCGCCGACAGCGGCAACCGAAATCGTGTGCGAGTGGTTACCGGAACCGTTCATGCCGATATTGTGGCCGTGGTTGCCCTGCCAGTCGGTGGAGAAGTTATGCGCGTGATTACCGGCATCGTTCGTTTGACGTTGCATGCTTCGGAACGCCGGGCCACCCCCGCCGACATAGCTGGAACCGGTGCCATCGCCAAATACATTGTTGAGCGTGACGTGGGAGTGCTGGCCCTGTGCGTCAGTAGAACCGCTGTGCGCGTGATTGCCTTGCCCATCCGTCCATGCCGAGTGCACGTGATCGCCGCGGGCATCGGAACTGGCTGCGTGCGTATGCGAGCCGGCGTTAGTCAGCGTGACGCTGTGCGCGTGATCGCCCACGGCCGTCGCGCTCGCCGTATGCGTATGCGAAAGGATGGCGCCGGCATCGTAGGTGCCGACCTTGGCGGCCTTGACCGTGACGCGAATGGCCGTGCCTTCTCGCAGATTCGGGACGTTGAAGGTATTGGTGCCATCGCCCGCACCGTAGGTCGTACCAATGGCGGCGAACAGCGCCGCGTACTGCGTGCGGGAAATCGCCGCGCCGTCGCACAGCAGCGTGTAGGGCGGCGGCGTGGTGGCCGCGGTGACGATGATCTGGCCGGGGTAGTACCGCGATGTTCCATCCAGCTTGGTGGCGAGCGCTGCCGCCAGGCCGACGATGTCCGCGATCGCATGCTGGTGCGGCATGGGCGGAAAGGCCGCGGGCACGCCGGTCAGATTGGCCCACGCCTGATAGAAAGCTCCTTCCTGGCCGTCCAGCAGATCCGCATCCAACCCGTTGTTCGCACCGGTGTCCCTGAGCGCGGCGCTCTTGAGACCGAGCCCCGCGCGAAACGCGATGGCATCGACTGCCGCTAACAGCGCCTTGGCGAACTTGGTCGGAGCGCTCGTCCCGAGCCGATCGTCCAGGCCGGCTTTGAACGTCGCCGGCGTCACCGCTAGCGCAGCATCGGCGCCCGCGATGACGTCACTGGCAGCAGCCAGCTGCACCACCCCGGGTATAGTCGTCGTCGCCTTGTTGAGCTGGAAATTCGTATCCCCGAACACCAGGCTGGCCGCGTTGATGTCGGCGAAGCGCGTGTCGACGGCCAAGAGCAGCGTTGCCTGCGTCGACTTCTCCGCGAGGACGCCTGCCTGGCCATAGACACCGAACAGCGTGCCGTCCTGCAAATACAGGCCGATGCCGCGAACGGTGTAGGTATCGGTGCTGGTGTCGCGGATCGTGACGTGCACGGTGTCGGCCGCGGTGGCGCCGCCGCTCAGCGTGGTCAGTCGCTTGGCTTCACCCGGAAGTTTGGTGAGTAACGGATCGGGGGTAAAGGTCGCCGCCGTCACGCCCACCGAAGCGACCAGCACCGCGTTGGTGCCGTCGTGCTTGGCATTGACCAGGGCGGCGCGACCGGCCGTCGTGACGGTCAGGGTCAAGGCTTGGGACATCTCAAGGTTCCTCAGCAGGCGCCACCAGGTCGAGGCGCGCAAACAGGCAAGGGCGTGCAACCGCGACGAGGCCGGTCGCCGCGTAGAGGTTCACGCCTTGCGTAAAGGTGAAATGCGAACGCACGGGCTTCGTGCGGGTGACTTCCGCTATCACGTCGTCGACGTATTGCGCGGTGGCTTCGGTGCCATCGGCGCCAGAGAGCGTCATCGACAGCTCGAAAGTGTGTGGCTCGCCTTTCGGTTCCTTCTGCCACCACTCGGTAATTTCTACGGCGCCGCCGAAGCTCTCGACCACATCGCTGACGCTCTTGGCCGTGCCCTTGTGCTTCTGAATCTCGAAGGCGCTGGCGATGCGGGCGCGTTTGATGTGCTCGGGCCAATCGCTGCGCCAGGTATCGAGCGACAGTGCCCACGCTAGCCAGGGAAGCAACTCCAGCGGGCAGTTCTTGGGGTTCCACAGATCACGGATGGGGACGGGAACCTCCCCGATACGGGCCATCGCCGCTTCCAGTGCACGCTCGGCTGATTTGGCGTTCGGTGGCAGGAGGCTATTCATCGGTCCCGCCGTAGCGCAGGTCGATCGCGGTGCAATACGCCGCCTGCGTGCGGTTGATCACCAGGCGATCGGTGGGTGTATCGAGATCGACCCGCTGCATGCCCGGCACGTGGATGGCGGCATCCAGCCCGCTGCGCGTAATGTCGCGCCCGAGCTTGTGGGTGTCGACGACGAATTTGGCGAGATTCCGGTCCGAGTTCTCCAACACGACCGCGCTGTCGGGCCCGGCGAGCGTGTAGCGCGTGCCCGCGATGCGGTAGGGGATGATCTCGGCGCTTTGCACGACGACTTCATCCGTCAGGGGACGCACCTTGATGGACGACAGCGCGGCTGCCACCGCGTCCAACGTTGCCTGCGGCGCCGTGCCATCGCCCGTACGCGAGAGCACCGTGACGAGGACCCGGCCGGGCGAGGGACTGGTTGCGCTGGCGTCGAGCACATCCGGACTCGCGCTGAGCGCGTGGAAGATGTACGCGCCTTCCGGCCCGGCCACGGAGAACCCTTCGGGCGAAAGGCGGATGCGACGCAGATAGTCTTCGTCGCCTTCCATGATTTTTGGAATGCTGCGCGACGGATCGCCTGGGTCCAAGGTCAGGCGTTCGACGTTGTAGAACGCGCCGAGATTGTCGAGGTCCGCGCCGCGGGCGTACGGCAGCATGACCGCCTTGGCGCCATCGTTGATGCGCTGGCGTAAGAGCATTTCGCGGTAGGCGGCGATCTGCAGCACCTTGTACGACGGGTCGGATTCGGTGAGCGCAGTGAATGTGCCATCACGCGTGCGCAGATCCGCGAGCATCTCCGCGAAAATCTGCTCGAACGAAATCGCCTCCACCACGGCGGGCGCTGGGAGCTGCGACAGATCGACGGCAGTCAGTCCGGTCATGGTCAACATAAGGTGCGGCGATACACCGTCTCATGCTGCCCATGGCAAACCTTCCAGGGCGAGTTTTATCAGGTGTACCGATAACCTGGTACACCTGAACCATAAACTCCGTAGATCATTCAAGGTTAGCGGCGAATGCCCTTGAAGCCGGGGTGATAGAGATTGCGAATCGTGTCTGCGTTGGAAGACAGAAGGCGAGCTTTCTTGGCCTCGAACGTGCGCCTGGAAGATATCTCTGTCGAGTTTGCTTTGTAATTTATAACTTCGTATTGACGGGCATGAGGATGCGCTGATTGGATAACCACATCACCCGTCTTGGTCGTGTAAAGGCAGATCCCCTTTTCGTATAAACGTTGCCTCACTGCATCCGACGGGTGATCGTACTGGTTGTCATAGTTGCTATTGCAAACGCAAACCGACGGATCGATGTGGCTGAGGAATTTTTTTGTTGTGACGTCGTTATCAGCACCATGATGGGCCAAAATCATCACGTCAGTTTCGTTACAAAGAATTTTGGATGCGCGCAGCATTGATCCTATGTTCGCATTTTCCACGTCACCTAGACTAAGAACATTAAACGATCCTGCGCGGAAAAATTTAACAGTAGAATTGTCATTGGATCCTTCGACCAATTTCTTAGGATGATAAAATATATTGTTGTACCCAAGACCTTCGGCCGGATCTAAGCTAAGCACATATGTCGGGTTAACCCTCTGAAGCTTGACAGGCTTTGCTGTTCCTGATCGTCCAGACTCGTATTTTTGGATCATCTTCAGACATTCAATCGCACGATCACAATGTGGTTCATAGCCCGGAAACTCTATTTTTTCTGGTTGCAAATTTTGAAGAATCCAATCCAGGCCCGGTGGTGAGCAGTGGTCTGAATCCCAACTTGTAATATGTAAATCATCAATCGTGGTGCGCTGTTGAAGGTCGAGCTCATGCTTGATGGATTCTTTGCTGATATCTGTAGCAACCGCTTCTATCAAAGTGAAGTGATTGCCAGCCATGTAGGAAAAGGAAGCTCCCGCTTGGCCGAGTTGGTAAGCACGAAATCGAGTATTTATTGCTTTAAGGTGCCCAGGCATATTCATTATGCTCCATTGGTAATAATTGAAGTTCGACTTGCTTGACATGACTGCCAATGAGAAGATGAAATGTCAGCTTGACGGGACTCTGCAATGTGATGCCCATGTCCCGAAATATTGTCGAAGTCGCAGTAATTCAGTTTCCGCAGCGTGGTAGGAAACTGGCACACCCAGTCTCGCCTTTTTTTGTCCTCCTCTTTCAGAGCGGCTTCCGCAATATTGAT